CGAGCTGATGCATTGATACCAAGGATATCAGCAACACGAGCATTCTCCTCTTTTACAATCTTAGCTGCTTCTTTCATGTTGTATCCCAACACTACAACAGAACCGATACCTGTCATGGATACACCAATCAAAGCATCCTTCTCAGTTGTACGCTTCCATACTTCTCTGAGGTAATGGAAGTCTGTGTAGCTTGCTTGTAGTGTTCCAATGAAAGCAGCTGCCTTTACTCTTGCATTGAGGTCTTCTTGTGATTCAATATCACTAACATTAACCTCACACAAGTTACAGAACTGATATGGACGCAATGCAATCTCACAGCATGGGTTTGTGCCCCAATCCTTATCGTTAGTTAAGTAGATACCAGGCTCACCTGCACCACTCAACTCTACACGCTTCCACAAGTCCATAAAGAACTCTTTAGTCATCTTATGACGAAGCAATGCAGCTGAGTTGTTTGCACGACCTCTCTGTGGATTAGTTTCCCACCAGTTACCTGACTTACAAGCAATCATCTCATCATCGTCGGCTGAGAACAAAGAGATCAAAGCTGCACGACGAATACCACCAGCCAATACAGCATCAGCAATGTGACATACCATATCGTGTACTTCAATTGGAGAAAGCTTATCGCCATCCTCTTTTGCATCTAAAATACCTTGCACCTTAATCAAACACTCTTTGAGAGGTTGTGGTCCCGGTGCTTTACCACCAGAGGTAACAAGACGTGCACCTTTTGCACGGATATCACTAAAGTCAAATTCTACTTTTGAGCTTCCTGTAAAGTAGCTCTTAACAAGAGCCTTAACAGCATCTGCCCAACCTTCTATACTATCAGCAATGAGAAATCTTTTTGTACGCTTTTGGTTTGGTTTACGAATCTCAGGTAGTTGCTCTACGTGATGCTTCTGTACTGAATACCCAACTCCAGTACCTCCAAGTAACAGGAACATAGCTTCACCAAATGCTCTCCAATCATCGATTGGCAAGTAAGCACAGTTGTAGATACGGTTAGGACTAATCTCAATAGGCTTACCAGCAAACTGCATACTACGCATTGATGGTAAAATCTTTTTGTCGTAAACAAACTTATACACAGATTCAATCTCGTCCTTGAGATTAGGAAACTTCTTGGTGTGCATCTCCTTGTTGCGGGTTACTAACTCCTCCCACGTTTCACGACGTTGGAGTTCTGGAATGTACTTGGCGTACTTCATAAAGACAGTGATATCACTGAGAATCTCATTACTTACTTCTTTCATACTGTTTGGGTTTTGTTTTATTAACTGATACACAAAAGGCTGTAGGTATAAATACCATATGTAAGGGAATGTATTAGCATTTCATACAAATTTAATCTACACTAAACCTTGGAGTTCTTGGAACTTATTACGTAGGGAAGCTTTAAGAACTTCCTCGTGGTTTGCCATCGTCTTCCTAGTATCAATACCTTCAATAGTGTTCTCTGCAAAGATGTTGATCTTGCAAACACTCATATTCATCTTGCTTGGGAACGTAAGTCCATCAGGACCAAATCGGTTCTTAATAATGTGCCACCTACCGGTGCCACTAATCTTATCTGCAGTCTTACGTGATAGCGATACCACAAAGTCTGCAATCATAACCTTAGAGTAGGACTCTGCAATCTTCTCTGCACCAATTACATCGTCCTCAAGAGCTGACCTATTTGCTTGTGATGCTGTCCATACTGGAAATCCATAGGTACCTGATAATCCCCTAAGGTCTTCATAAATACTACCTAAAGCTTGGTCGTGACGTTTAGTTGCACTAACAGTTGTCTCTCTTAACAAGTCAGCGTAGTCAACTAGCACAATGTCAGGTTTGAACCCTTGCATTATACACTTCTCTAAGTGAGAAGTTAGGGTGTTCACTGTAGCTGTCTTAGTTGGATAGTACTTGATGATTAGGTTACCTTTCAACTTACCAACAGCAGCTTTCACATCATCGATATGGAATTTAAGATCCTGCGATGGTATGTTTGTGTAGTAGGAGTCGAATCGAGACCCTACATAACCTTCTGCAAGCTCCATTGTATAGTAGACTACGTTAAGTCCTCTTTGTACTGCAGCTGCTGCAATGCTCACAAGAGCCATAGACTTACCAATACCTGCTGGTGCTACGAATACTCCAAGCTCACCACTACCTAAACCTCCATCCATAATCTCGTTGACTACTTCCCATGGAGTTTCGATTACGTGACGTATGTTAGCTTCGTAACGTGCATCAACACTTTCATTGTACTCGTGACCTATATTACGATCCGATCCAGCTTTCATCGCATTATCAATGTTAGCCTTAATCTCATCGTACTTTCCTATCTTCAATAACTCAACACTATCTAGGATAGCATTCTTTAGCTTTTGATTCTTACAGAAGTTAAGGAATTGGTCTTTTACAAACTGAGCATCTTCCGCTTCTAGGTTCAGCATCACATCTTTGAGTTGCATTACCACTGACGCTTTAAGTACATCGACCTCAATAGATTCGACGTGTATCTTTAAAGCATCTAAGGTTGGTGCTGTCTTGTACTGCTTATAGTATTCTAAGGTAGTCTTAGATATCCACTTAGCAGCATCAGAACTCATATACTCAGGATCAATAATATCACTAACCTGCTGAAGGAATGGTTTATCCTTCATTAGTAGTGCCAGTACTTTCGCCTGGAAAGCTGTCCCGTATCTTTGTAGTGTGTCTGCTGAACCCATGCTTGTAATATAAGGTAAAACTACTCTGCTTGCAAAGTATATTTATCCAATTTTTGAGTAACCTCTTTCAACCACATATCAGGATTTTTTATTGCTGCGGTCATCTTGTCTCTTACCAAGAGTCGGTGGAATGCTATTTTGTTGCATCTTTCAATGCTGTCTTGTAGACTTTCCATGATTCTCATTTTTATAGTTAGGTTAATGTTGCTTTCTGAGAGTTGCATTAGTTGTACATTGCGATCAATTAGCTCCTTTGACTCTGTCAATTGTTTGTATACCTTAATCTTAGGAGATTGTGCAGCTGCAAAGTCTAATAAGTCTTGTGCAGAAACCTGCTTGTCTTCTGTCAGAAGGCTAAATCGCTTATGTATCGTTTTATCACCAATACCATCAACTCCTCCAATGTTATCACTCTTATCACCCAACAATGCTCTATACAAAGCAAAGTTTTTTGGATAGATGCCAAACTCAGCATGAATATCTTCTGTGTAGAAGAATCGCTTCTTGGTTGGACTCCAAATGTGAATACGATCATCTACTAGTTGGTAGAAGTCCTTATCTGAGGACATGATGTAGACCTGACTATCTTTTTCTTTAAGGTAGTCGTTGGCAATGTAGGCAATCGTATCATCAGCTTCTGTATTATCCGCAGTAATCACAGTAAACGGTAGCACGTCAAGATACTCAGTCAGTTTAAGCAATTGTTCAAGTTGATTGTCTTGCTTATCAACTTCTTCTGATCTGTTCAATCTTATCTTGAACTTTCTATTTGCTTTATACTCAGGATAGATTTGTCTTCTTTTCGCTGAGCCGTTCTTACCATCAAATACAATTACTACCCGTGTAGGTGCAATGTTTTTGATAGCATGACCAATGCTAAGTAAAGTTCCTGAAATACCTCCGACGTGCTCACCATCACTGTTAGTTACAGGGCTTGCCGCATAAGCTCTGATGAAAGTGTTGAGGCCGTCAACAATCAGCACTCTGGAGTTGAGATGCTGATTGTCTTCTGGTCCTCTTGTCCGTAGTTCGTTTAGTAAGGCTAAGTACTTATTCTGAGAGCTCATCGTCATCAACTGTTATGCTGTCTGGGTCAATGTTATTGTCACCTCTGTACTTCATAATGAAGATATCACATATCTTCTTATAAGCGTAGTCGTAGAGGTCTGGATTGCTAGCTAAGAGCTCTTTCCATTCTTTAGCCATGAAGCGACTTACTTCTCCTGTCTCTTCATTAACTAATGTGTAGTATGCTCCTGATGTACTAACAACACCGTAGTCCTTCATCAAAGCTAACCATGAGTTTTGATCGTCAATTCCAGAATTGAAATAGATATCAAAGGTAGCTTTCTTGAAAGGAGGTCCCATCCTGTTCTTGATAACTTGTGCTTCAGTTTGTACTCCAATAATTTGTTCAGTCTTACCTGTACCGCTTTTTAGTTTACCTACTCCTTTTAGCCTTACTCGACAGCTTGCATGGAAGCCTAGAGCCTTACCACCTGAAGTAGTATCCTTGTCTCCAAACATTACTCCCATCTTTTCACGTAGCTGTGATGCACATAGTAATAGTACACGTTGCTTTGCAATGATGTTTGTAATCTTACGCATTGCCTTAGACATCAGGATAGCTTTTGTTGTTGCCCATCCATCTTTTTCATAGTCTGCATCTTGCTCAACTTTTGTTGTTGCTGCTGACACTGAGTCTACTACAATGGTTACTAATCTGTCTTTTGAACTCTTACGAACGGTTTCGATAATGTTTTCCACAGCTTCAAAAATATCCTCTATAGTTTCAAGAGGTACATAAAGCATGTTGGTAACGTCCACTCCAATAGCTCTTAGGAACTCCTCACTCAAAGCGTTCTCCGTATCAATGTATACAGCTAATCCACCTTTCTTTTGTGTATTAGCAAGTACGTGAGCCATAATCAAACTCTTACCTGATGCTTCCATTCCTTGCAGTTCGACGATACGTCCTACAGGAAAGCCACCATTAGGTCTGTTTGAGATAGCCAGGTCTAACAAAGTGGATCCCGTTGAGACCCACTCTGTCAAATCTGTTGGAGTTTCCTCTTGCCCATTTAAGAAATGGGCTGCTTTGAAGTCCTTAAACTTTTTGTTGAGACTATCCGCAAGCTGTGTAGCTAGCTCGTCCCGTCCAGAGATTTCATCTGGTGTTACTGACTTCTTTGCCATAAGGATTAGGAGTTAAAAAGTTCGTCGAATGCTGAGTTGATGTCTTCTACTTTAGTAGCAGTAGAAGCTGACTTGATTTGTGACTCACCTTTTGGTGTAGGTGCTTCTGCATTGGTGTCAGGGTTCAACCACTTCTCCAATACTGTAGTCATTTCTTCGTAGCTTAACTCGCTATACAGCTCAGTAATGTTTTTCTGTCCATTCACAATTGAACCGGCAATTTCCTTATCGGTTGTAGCTGGTGTTGTGTTTGGTTTCACACGAACTGTGTAGCTTGGAAATGCTCCTTCCTTTTCAGCAGCAATGTGCTCTACAGTCAAGTCACGACCGTTCATAAGATCGGTAATGTCTCCGTAGTCAGGATCAGAAATCACGCTCAACAACTCTTGGTAGATTTGCTTACCAAAGCTCCAAAACTTAACTCCCTTGTCTTCTTCTCCACGCACAATGACTGGAGCAAAGCAACGGAACTTAGGTTCGATCTTCTTACCGAGTTTGAAGTCATCCTTATTACCGGAACGCTTCAACTTCTCAGCAAATTCAACGATAGGATCTGGACGTCCATATGATGTTGGAGAAACGATTGTACGCTTTCCAATCTCATAGTGGAAGTACATTTCAATGAATGGATTGTCCTTATCAAAGGCATAAGGAACAATACGGACTTGGCTTTTCCCTACAGGGGGTTTCCAAAGATAGTCGGAGATTCCGCTACCACCAGAGGCGCTTTTTTGCATTTGCTGCAAACGGCTCTTAATTGCATCAAGATTGATTGCCATTTTTGTAACTATTTATTTGTTAATACTTAACTATACGAAACTATTATCCTTGAGACAACTCTTTTATTGAAATTGTTTTGTACTCATCTCCTTGAGAGAGTAGCATGCAATTCTGATAATCGTACCAGTTGACTCTGTAGCTCTTATCTAATATACCATCATTTAACGAGCGGATCAACGCATTGAGAGCGTTTATGGTATAAAGTGTGTTAGTTTCTTTTTTACGATTGATTGAGATTGTATCTCTCAATCTCCTATCTCCGCTATTTACATTGTAAATACAGATAATGCTACCTTCGCTATGCACATAGGTGTAGCATTTAAGATTAGCAACATCATTACTATAGGTCTTATGAATGTTGCTAATGCAGTATGGTAACTCTTGTAGAGTTGTAAATGTGCACAGTAGTTGCGGTCTCATCTGTTACTTCTTCTCGATTGCGTCTAATTGCTTTTGTAAGCCAGCCTTTTGAAGTTGTAGTTTTGCTATTTGACTATCTAATTTTGCTATCTGCTCTTGGACTTGTGCGGCTTTTGTGTTATCTGCAGCTGATCCAGCGCTCTCCAACTCTTGGAGCATTTTTTTAAAAGATCCGTAGTTTATAGTATAATAGTCAATATCTTTCTTTTTCATAAGGCTAGTCTATATGTCTATAATTATCTCCAGTTTTGATCTTAAAGGGAAATTTACTAGGGATTGTTGCCTGTAATATGCCATAAAGTGCTTGTTCTTTTTCACATGGAACGTCAAACAAGACACTATCGTAGGTGTATAGGATAGGTAGTATATCGGTAGGTAGCTTGGCAAATATTTGTGATAGCAGTTGTACGTTTTGTTCTGTTTCCTGCAGCTGTATAAAGTAGTTTAGTACTTTAGTTGGTGTCGCATCTTCGATACCTGATATCTTGCGTTTAGATATTAAGCTGTTGATGAAGCCTTGTTTTGAATATATTTGCCACAGTGTATCAGTAAGCATCTGTATTCTAGCGAAGTAGTCAATGTGAAGGTACTGT